TCCAACACAGTTCTGCCTGTTTCAAGAATGTAATTGCACTTGGCACGGGGTGTGGCGGCACCATTTGTAAATGGAATAATAGTAAAGGCAAGACTGCTTCTAAGAGCAGAGATGCTGGTGAAATCAATCTTGGAGGCGTCCATGCCACGGCCATAATTGGTATTGGTCAAATAGTCTAATAACACATCTGCTGGATTGGCATCTTGAAACACATTGGCTTCAGTGCCGTAGCCTGCGGTCGAAGCATTACGCAATTTTCGACCACTGACTTCAACTGTGATCTTTGGAAAGTTTTTGTAAGGTGAATTTTGATCAACATAATTCATCTTCAATACTATGTAGGCAATGCCTGCCATTGATGCAGAAAACTGCCTAATATCCTGTGCATTGCCTGTGATTTCAGTTAATAAATCACTGATTGGACCTGAATTGATTCCGGTAATGGTATTGGAGGTTCTGTTGCCAAAGAATATTTCATAGTCAAGGATACCACCATAGGTTCCTTGTGTGACCTGTGCTCCACCACCATCACCACTGTCTGCGATGAGAACCTGTTCGTCGTTGATAAACAATTTATGAATCTTGGTAATAGGTCCTTCACCAATGGCCACTGCGGTGTAGAGTATTTTCGAATTGCCTGCCTTGGTTGATGTATAAACACGAGGACCTGTGATTCTTTGATAACCGTAGATCACAGGAATGTTTACCAATTCTCCACCTACATTTTCAGAAGCACCTTGGAAGTCAAGTTCCTTGCCCGAGGCCACTGCGTCTTTGGGTATCTGTGCCAGTAGCCAATCATTGAGTTGTTGTGGATAGATTGCCATATTATTTTAAGTAGAAACTTCCCCAGTAGACAGTCTTGTTTTGTAATGAACCAAATATATCTGCAGTAGAACGACCACGGATTTTATCGTAGTCGGCAAAATCTCCTGACAGTCTCAAGGTCCATGTATAGGTGTCTGTGCCATAGTCAATTTCAAGACCACTGATGGTTCCATCAAAGACCTGTATCAATCCATTGGTGGTATCAGGCACCGCCGTTGAAGTGTTACGAAATAATTTATACATGACCACACGACGATTAATAATTTCTGTGCTATCGATATAACTGAGAAATGCATCATCAGATCCACCAACTGTGAATCTTTGGAATTGAAGGCTTACAGTTGTTGCCTGTGCTTCAAATGTTTCTGCAATACTGCCAATGTCACTGATGTAGGATCTTGGCGTGAATGTTTGACTGCCACCCGATGTGGTAGTTGATACTGCCACACTATATGATCCAGTGGTATAGAAAAAACTTTGACCTGTGAGATATATCTCTACCAGTTCCTCGATGCGATATGAGTTCTGTTGTAGATTGGTAATTTGGTTAGCAGTTAAACCACGACTCACGACAATACCTCAATGAACTCAATTGAGAAACTTGAAAATAGATCTGTGTTGATACTGAACTCTTGATTGTCTGTGGCATACCGAACAGTCATTGATAAACCAGTTGTGGTTATGGCAGTTGAAGTAGGAACTGTGGCTCTCACTGGTGGTTTGAAAAACAGTGATGTGGTTGTTGCATCAGCAGTGGCTTGATAGACCTTGGTGTGATTGGCAAATTTAAAAAGATCGCCTGCTTTGAAATATGGTGTTGTTCCTCCGCCTACATTTAGTGTAACTCCACTACTGCCAATGGCAGTGGCTCCAGTGGTGCCCATGCTGGTTCCACTACCTGTGATAGTTCCAAGGTATGTGGGCAATGCAAATGTAAATGAATTAAGTGGCCCTGACTCACCAGCCATGTGTCCCATGATCTCTCGAACCTGCGCCTGTGTTAGGTTGCTGTATTCAGCAGTGATTCGATAATATTGACCAGTGCCTGATGCTCTCTGTTCAATGCCATTCAATGTGGTAGCAATGCGTGTGGGATTCACACTCACCAATGAAATGCTACTTGGGGTGATAGTTGGAAATGCTGCCATTATGCGAAACTCCTACCTTGTCGAACTGCATTAGAAACTATGTTGCTGATTAACTGTTGTTTTTCAATCAACATGGTGTCAAAGTCTTTGGCATCCATGGCATTGACTGTGAACGAAATATTTACTGGTGCACTGCCACCACCACTTGATGCAACTCCCAATGATCCATCTTGACCACGACTTAGAGGCATCACGGCTTCTGGACCTGCTTCGCCCATTAGGCCCATACCATTGGCCATTGGAAACAAAGTTGGCCTATTCACTATGCCACCTCTGGCATATTTCTTAACTATTTTGCCTCCATCGAATGCTCCACCTTTGGCAAAGAAAAAGGAAAATATATCACTGAGTCCACCTGTGATGTAACTTAGGCCTACATCCACTATGGTATCTAGGATGTTACCTCCGCCACCTCCACCCATATTGCCACCAGCACTGCTGACACTGAACAATGATGAAACGGCTGAGGCAGCACTGGACACAATATCTCCAAGGAGATTAAGAACATTGTCATTTAAGAAACTACCAATGCCACTGAAGATGCCAGTAAGGCTACTGCCAAGTCCACTGAACACATTCAATATGGTGCTTCCCACGCCACTGAACAAGGTGCCTATGTAACTAGCAAATGTTCCAAGTGTGCTTGTGCCTGTCTGACCAAAATCAAATATTGATTTGGTTGCTGCCGTGCCAAAGGCACCTACACCTTGCTGAGCAGGACCACCTCCACCAAACACTGAACCAATCAAACCACCAAGTGTGGTTATTTGTGCACCGCCTGGATTGGTAAAGCCTGTGAGATACATGATGCCTTGTGCAAACATATCTTTCAATATGGCCTTGCTGTCAATGCCAAACAATTTGGACACTTCTGTCATCAAGCCAAATTTCTCTTTGCTGATACCTAACATGTCTTGAAGTTTATCTCCCAGCATGCCATACATGGTTGAGTATTCACTGATGGTGCTCTTGGTGTAGTCATCACGGATCTTCTTGAGAATTGCATCCTCATCTTGTTTGTTCTTGATCAGGCCTGCTGATGCTGCCGCATTGAACTCCTGCATCTTGCGTAGGTATTCTTGTTCAGCAGTCATGTTGTTTTCACGACTGGCTTTGGCCATCTCATCAAACTTGGCACCATAGGTTTTTCTTGCACCAAGTATGGCTGCCTGCTTTTGTTCTTCACTGGTTATGATACCAATTCTTGCGGCATTCTCAATCTCAGCAACCTTGTTCAAATAATTCTGTGTGTCACTGAGAATGTCTTCATTGCCCTTCTTGGCCAAGGCCACATATTCTTCGTTATACTTCTTGGCAATGGCTGTGCGAACTGCGGCAGTGTCAACGTCTTTGCTGATTCTATTTGCGGCAATGTCTGCTTCAAGTTGGCTGATCTCTTGTTGATATTTTTGTGTATTGGTTAGGTTGGCCAGATTCTGTTGTTGAATCAGGTCAGTGTATTTCTTGCTGTAATTGGCTCTTAGAGCATCAATGTATTTGAAATACTCTTCTTCTGTGAATTGTGAAATGGTAATTCTATCTTTGGTGGCCTGTGCAAAATCCTTTTCATACTTTTCAGTATCAGTAAGAGACTTGTCTTGATTTGATTTAATGAATGATATGTAACCTTTGTATCTATCTTCAAGTTCTTGTGTGTCCTTGATGATTTGATCACGACGAGCAATCGATGCCTTGGCTTCGTTACGCATGTTTTCAAGTTGACTTTCAGTGTAGGTCTTGCCAGTCTTACGACCTTCGTCTACGGTCTTTTGTAAGGCCTTGTCGATCTCAATCATATCACGACGATTGTCACTGAACAAGCCACCATACTTGATTTGATCTTTTATGCCATCAAGATATTTGCTGAATGCTGTTTCAGTCATCTTGGCAGCAAGACCATTTTCATTCATGGCCTTTTTCATTGCATCAGTGACCACAGTGGCCTTCTTGGTTTCACCTGTTAGACCATTTGTGGTGTTTGAAAGTTTATTAACTTCTTTGCCTGTAGTCTCCAATGACTTTTTATTTTTATCTAGTGCATCATCAAACTTCTTGCCAGCCTCTGCGTAGGCATCAAATGGATTTTCAAACTTCAGCACTGCCTTGATTGCGGCACCAAATTGACCCAATGACTTGGTCACAGCATCAATCACTGTGCCACCCAGATTCAATAACTGTTTGGCCAATGGACCAAGGAAGTCACTGAAGTAGACCACGGCAGCACCTGCGGCAAGGAATGCGGCGGCCACTGGAGCCAAATAGATGGCAAAGCCTGCCAACACAACGCCTGCCACTTTGCCAATGGCCACAAGGTTATCGAGATTCTTGTTTATGAATTCTATGACTTGAACAAAGGTTTCACCAAAGCCCGTGCCATTCATAAACTCTCTAAACAGGGCTTGGAAGTTGTTGGTAAGTTCTGTTGTGGCCTGCCCCACTGTCTTGCTTGTCTTGCCAAATTCACTGTTGAGATCAGCAAGACCTTGTTCCAAAGCCAAGCCAATAATTTTAGCACTTAGGAATCCATCACTGGCCAAAGACTTCAATTGGGTTGTGGCAATGCCTGTTTGTTCACTTAATAGTTTTAAGATACGAGGGTTGGCTTCAGCCATGGCACGGAATTCATCACCTTGCAATTTGCCTGACTGCATGGCCTGTGCAAACTGATAGGTAGATGATGCGGCTTCTGTGGCACTGGCACCTGATATCACCAAGGTCTTGTTAAAGGCTTCAACAACCTTCATTAGATCTCTGCCCTGCAATCCGGCTGCTTCTTGGTTCAGTGCAAGTTTAGAATAAAGGGTGGCAGTGGCATCAAGACTGCTTCGACTGTTATTGGCCACTGCCAACAGTTGACTGTAAGTCTTGTTGAGATCATCTGATGAGTTGGTCACCAACTTCAACTTGTTGTCTAAGGTCTGTATGCTGTCTGTTAGGTCATAGGTGGCCTTGAGTGTTTGCACACTAAAAGCAGCCAAAGCAGCCGCACCAAGCATCTTAAAGCCTTGTGCAACAGAACTTGTGCTGTTATCGAGGTTCTGTAAATTTCTGTTGATGTCACTGAAACCTGATTTGGTTTCATCTATCAACCTAACGACTATACTTGCGTCCATTTGCCTTCGCCCTTTGTTTTTCCTGTTCTTTTCTTTCTAACCTATAAAACGCCGCCCACATGGTCAATTCCAATGTGGACATTTCCAACATCTCATCAAGGGACTTGCCAAGTTCTCTGCCCACGAACATTATGAACCAGAGATCTTTGTCCCTTGTTAGTTTCCCTCTACTTCCTCAACTGTGGGTAGATCACTGCCGTTCAACACACGAGCCAGGCCAAGAACCACAGCAGGATCTGCTTCGTTCATCAGTGCGGCTTTGTCATGTGGTGTAAACAATGGCCTACCTTCTGCATTCAATGCTTTCTGTAGAATACTTTCTACCAAGGCTTCAACTGACTTGCCTGTGCTGGAAAGTTCTACAATCTTTGCTTCTTGTCTTAGAGTTGTGATGCCACGATAGTAGACATCGAGGTCCCATTCTTTAACATGATGTTGCTTTAACACACCAGCCAACTTGGACTGGAAATGTTTTTGTGCTTTTTGAATTGCACTTTTCTCAACTTTTATTTCATCTGTCATTTGATTATCCTTTTGGTTTTAGAAACTGTTGCACTGATGGCCTGATTGACAAATCCATTTGGTGCTTGTTTTGAATAGCCCTTTTCAAGCCTTTCGATGTATGGCACACGATTTTCTATTTGAGAAATTCGTTGCTGCCATCCACGACGAGCATTGCCTTGGTCTATGGGTGTTCTTGATTTAACCTCTGATGTAAAGGTGTTGGCCACAAAGGCCTTTAGGCTATCTATTTCTTTAGATAACTGTGACCGTATGGCATCAACACCTAATACATCAATGGTTATTTTCATTAGAATACTGCGACTGTGGTCGGAGCACCATTGCCTGTGAAGTCAACTGTGGCTTCCATCAAACCATCATAACTGTTAGATATACTGAATCCTGTTACGATAATTTCACCAGCCCATTTTGTGCCAGTCACTGCGGCATCAGCAAATAATTCAACACTGACAACTGCATCTGTATCTGGATTCAATGCATTAGAAACCACGGATGCTTCACTGTCAGTGTAAACGATACCCAATGAGCCACTG